CGCAAGGTCATCATCTTCATGCTGGTAGGCGTCGCGCACGTCATCGACGTCAATGTGATCGCAACGGGCTCTGTGCTCCGCACGGCAGTCATTTTCTTCTACCTCTCCAACGAGGGCGTGAGCCTTCTGGAGAACGCCGGTCACCTTGGCCTGCCGATCCCGGAGAAGCTGAAGATCGTGCTGGAGCAGCTGCATGACCGATCTGAGAAAAGCGACGAGTAACCAGTTGTCAGGGGTAAGGTATGGTGCCTTGCCCCTTCTCTTACGAAAGGACGGAAATAACAATGGGATATACTAACAGCAAGATGGTGGCTTACACCAAGCTCAGCCCGAATCACTCCGGGCAGCGAACACATACCATCGACCGCATTACGCCTCACTGCGTCGTCGGCCAGTGTACAGCGGAAGGCCTCGGAGACTGGTTTGCCAAGTCCTCGACGCAGGCCTCCAGCAACTATGGCATTGACCGTGATGGCCGTGTCGGTCTTTACGTCGAGGAGAAAAACCGCTCGTGGTGCTCCTCCAGTAACGCCAACGACCAAAGGGCGATCACCATCGAGTGCGCCTCTGATACCGCTGAGCCTTACGCCTTCCGGGACGTCGTTTACCAGACGCTGATCAAGCTCTGCGTTGATATCTGCGAGCGCAACGGCAAGAAGAAGCTCATCTGGTTTGGAGACAAGGACAAGACCCTGAACTACTCTCCGAAGTCGGACGAGATGATCCTGACAGTGCACCGCTGGTTTGCCAACAAGTCCTGTCCGGGCAACTGGATGTATGCTCGCATGGGTGATCTGGCAAACAAGGTCACAGCGCAGCTTGGCACCTCCTCCGATACACCCGTCAAGACCTCTGGCACACAGGCTGAGGTGCTGGCCGGACTGTCTGAGGGTGATGTAATCAAGACAGTCGGTGCTCTTTTCACTGCAGATATGAATAAGTCTGGCATCCTCGCCTCTGTATCTCTGGCACAGTTCATTCTGGAATCCGGGTATGGGAAAAGCGAGCTCGCCCAGAACGCCAATAACGTCTTCGGAATGAAGAAGTCCCTCTCCGGAAACACATGGAGCGGATCTACATGGGACGGCAAGTCCGTCTATACCAAAAAGACGCAGGAGGATGACGGCTCCGGGAAGCTCTATACCATCACGGCAGACTTCCGAAAGTATCCGTGCATCGAGGATTCCATCGCCGACCACTCCGCATACCTCTTGGGTGCGAAGAACGGCAGCAAGCTCCGCTATGATGGGCTCAAGGGCTGCAAGGATTACAGGAAGGCCGTGCAGATCATAAAGGACGGAGGCTATGCCACCAGCACGACCTACGTTTCCAAGCTCTGCAGTATTATCGAAAGATGGAACCTCACGCAGTACGACACGGCTGAGGCTCCTGCTGCGGTCAAATGGTACCGCGTCCGTAAGAACTGGTCAGATGCCGCTTCCCAGAAGGGAGCCTATAAGGTGCTGGCCAATGCCAAGAAGTGCGCGGATGCTAATCCCGGTTATTCTGTTTTCGATGATTCTGGAAAAGTCGTCTACACAGGAACGGCAGCGGTCAAGACCCCCTTCCTCGTCCGCGTGGATATCAACGACCTGAACATCCGCACCGGAGCCGGAACCAACTACTCCCGTACAGGCCAGTACACCGGTAAGGGTATCTTTACGATTCTGGAGGTCAAGGCCGGTCAGGGCTCTGACGCTGGCTGGGGACGCCTCAAATCCGGCGCTGGCTGGATCTCCCTCGACTACACAACACGCATCTGATCTGTTGCCGCTTGTGAGCTTTGTGCCTGCAGGCGGCTTTTTTCATTTTCCTTCGTCAATCCGCCCATCTCACCTCCAGTGGAAAGTGAGAGATTTTCAGGAGTACCCCATCAAACGGCCTTCTGAATATCCGTATTCCGAAGGAGGCATTCCCATGATAGATAAGAAGATACTCGATCCGGATCTGGCTGCGGCATTGGACGGGGTGAGCACCGACCACTTCTTTACCCCGGAGCAGTTCCAGCAGGATGTCGATTATTTCCGGGCTCAGCAGATCTCAAAAACACTGCTGGATGCTGGACTTATTTCCTTGTCTCAATTCGACAAATTGTCCGAAATGAACCGGAAAACTTTCTCTCCCTTCCTTGCAGATATATTCCCGAATACCGTTGATAACGCTTCAAAACAGAGGTAATATGCGACACTACCGAAGGGAGGTGAAGTCTTGAAAATAGTCACAAAACTCGGTGCTGGCAAGGCATCGAAGGCAAAAAAGAAGCTGCTCCGCGTAGCTGCCTACTGCCGGGTTTCCACTGACAGTGATGCACAGCTCGAAAGCCTCGAGGCGCAGAAGCAACACTATGAAAACTATATCTCCGGACGGGATGACTGGGAATTTGCCGGTTTGTACTTTGATGAAGGTATCTCCGGCACCAAGAAGGATCGCAGGCCGGAACTCCTCCGCATGATTTCCGATTGCGAGGCCGGTAAGATCGACTTCATCATTACGAAGTCTATCAGCCGATTTGCCCGGAACACAACCGACTGTCTGGAGATGGTCAGAAAGCTGCTGGAGCTAAACATCCCGATTTATTTCGAGAAAGAAAACCTGAATACCAGCTCGATGGAAAGTGAGCTCTTTCTCGCCATTCTAAGCAGTATGGCCGAGGGAGAGTCTACATCCATTTCCGAAAACAGCAAGTGGTCGATTCAGAAGCGGTTCCAGAATGGCACCTTCAAAATCAGCTATCCGCCATACGGCTACGAATGGAATGGTGAGCAGATGGTGATCAATCCGGAGCAGGCCGAGGTTGTACGCTGGATGTTCGCGCAGGTGCTTTCCGGAAAGGGAACGCAGGCAGTCGCTGACGCTCTGAATGAGAAAGGCATCCCCAGCAAAAAGAGAGGACGATGGACTGCCACCACGGTGCGCGGCATGCTGGCCAACGAGAAGTACACCGGCGATGTAATCTTCCAGAAAACCTATACGGATTCCCAATTCAACCGGCACGTCAATCGCGGAGAAAAAGACAGATATGCCCTTTCCGACCACCACGAAGCAATCATCAGCAGGGAGGACTTTGACGCAGTCCGCGCCTTGATTCATCAGCGAGGCAGAGAGAAAGGCATTATCACCGGCAGCGATAAATACCAAAATCGCTACTGTTTCTCCGGCAGGATCATCTGCGGAGAGTGCGGTGATACCTTTAAGCGCCGGACACACTCCTGCGCCGGGAATAAGTATGCCGCATGGTGCTGTAATACGCATATCAACGACAAGAGCCAATGCTCCATGAAGTACGTGGAAGACGATGTCCTGAAGGCCGCCTTCATCACAATGATGAACAAGCTGATCTACGCTCACCGCATGATCCTGAAGCCTTATGTTGAAGCCCTCCGCTCGGAGAACAAGGACGGCTCCTTAAGAAGGATTCAGCAGATCCAAACGCTGCTTCTTCAGAATTCCGACCAGCGCGAAACGCTGACGAAGCTCATGGGACAGGGATACATTGACCCGATCATCTATAACGAAGAGAATAATGCCCTGCTCCGACAGGCTGACGATTATCGCGCTGAGATCGAAATGCTGAACAAGAACATCAGCGGCGACGCCAGTCACCTGCAGGCGGCGACAACCCTGCTCCACTTTGCAGGCAAAAGCGCTATGCTCGACGCATTTGACGAAGAGCTGTTTGAACAGACCGTTGCCCGCATTATCGTCCAGTCCCGAAGCGAGTTTGTTTTCGAGCTGAAATGCGGTTTGAAACTAAAGGAAAGGATGTGATCAGATGGGACATACGCCATTCGGCTACCGCATTGAGAACGGTGTCGCCGTGATTGATGAAGACGCAGCTGGAAAGCTCCGGATGCTCTACGCCAACTACCTTGATGGGATGAGCCTGAAGAATGCAGCCAATGAAGCCGGAATCGAAACCTATCACGCTTCCGCAAAACGGCTGCTGATGACGGAGCATTACCTCGGTGATGACTTCTATCCGGCCATCATTGATAAAGAGACCTTCGACCGGGTGCAGACAGAAAGGATCAAACGCGCCGCTGCCCTCGGACGCTTAGACCGGAAGTCAACAAGAAAAGCTCCAAAGATTGCGAAGCTGTTTAGCTTTGGCGATATTATGGAGCATTATGACAATCCGGCAACACAGGCCGAGTACATCTACAGCCTGCTGAAAAGCGAGGTGATTTGATGGGAAACGTTATGGTTATCCCGGCCAGAAGACAGGTCGGAAACAACATCAAAAAAGCTGAAAAGCCAAAGCTCCGAGTCGCAGCGTATTGCCGCGTCAGTACTGACAGCGATGAGCAGGCCACCAGCTACGAGGCTCAGATCGAACATTACACGGAGTACATTTCCAAGAATCCTGATTGGGTACTGGCAGGCATTTTTGCAGATGACGGTATTTCCGGCACCAACACAAAGAAGCGCGACGAGTTTAACCGCATGATCGACGAGTGCCATGCCGGTAACATCGACATGATCATTACCAAGTCAATCAGCCGGTTTGCCCGGAACACGCTGGACTGCCTGAAATACATCCGTGAGCTGAAAGAGATCAATATTCCCGTTTTCTTCGAGAAAGAGTCCATTAATACAATGGATGCCAAAGGCGAGGTGCTGCTGACCATCATGGCGTCCCTTGCCCAGCAGGAAAGCCAGAGCCTTTCGCAAAACGTAAAGCTCGGCCTGCAGTACCGATACCAGCAGGGACAGGTACAGGTCAACCACAACCGCTTCCTCGGATACACCAAGGATGCCGAAGGACACCTGATCATTGATCCGGAGCAGGCAGAAATCGTTAAGCGGATCTACCGGGAATACCTTGAAGGCCTCAGCATGGACAAGATTGCTGCCGGTCTTGAAGCAGACGGAATACTCACCGGCGCAGGCAAAGCAAAATGGCACACCAGCACGGTCAGCAAGATCCTGCGAAACGAAAAATACATCGGCGACGCCCTGCTCCAGAAGACCTATACCACAGACTTCCTAACAAAGAAGCGGATCAAGAATAACGGCACCGTTCCGCAATACTACGTAGAGGGCGATCACGAAGCAATCATCCCGAAGGACATCTTCCTTCTGGTGCAGGAGGAGCTTGCCCGGCGACGTGCGGTGCACCTGAGCAATAACGGAAAGCGCCGAGCTTACTCCTGCAAACACTGTTTTGCCCAGATGGTTTTCTGCGGCGACTGCGGAGAATTCTTCCGGCGCGTCCACTGGAACAACCGAGGCTGCAAGTCGGTCGTCTGGCGATGCGTTAGCCGATTAGAGAATACCGGCCACGTCTGCCGAGCTCGGACGGTCAATGAGGAATACCTGCAGGAGGTAGTCATTCAGGCCATCAATCAGGTGCTCTGCAAAAAGGACGACTTCCTGAAAGCCCTTCAGACAAACATCGCCACGGTGATCAAACAGGGAGATACCCTATCGCCAGAGGTCATCGACGAACGCCTGCGGGAGCTGCAGAAGGAACTCCTGAAGAAAGCCAACCAGAAGGATGACTACGATGCGATCGCGGACGAGATTCTCCGGCTACGGGACATGCGAAAGCAGGCTGAGGTCGACAGCGTTGTCCG